GATAGACGATCTTTACTGTTGGCTTCTTTAGCCGATGTTGAGGGTGGTCGGGTTTAACTTAATCTAATAAAGGAAATATCATGGCATTTGCTAACTCAGCAATCACCGATATTATCGCTACTACCATACAAAGCCGTAGCGGAATTTTGGCTGATAACTTAACACAAAACAATGCGATCCTACAGCGTTTGAACGCTAAAGGAAATGTTCAACCGTTCTCAGGCGGTAATGTGATTTTGCAAGAAATCATGTACAACGATCCAAATACCAATAACGCTAATTCATATAGCGGTTACGAAGTATTAAACATCACCCCTGATAGCCCTATTTCTGCGGCTCAATTCTCTATTACTCAGTACGCTGATAGCGTAACAATGAGTGGTCTAGAAATGTTGCAGAACTCAAGCAAGGAACAAATAATTGACCTATTAGACGGTCGTATGCAAGTTTCTGAAGCTCGTTTGTTAAACCGTATTTCAGGTGACATTTATGGTGACGGTACAGGTAACGGTGGTAAGAACATTACTGGTCTAGCGGCCGCTGTTTCTACTTCACCAACATCAGGTACTTACGGTGGTATTAACCGTGCAAACTGGACTTTTTGGAGAAACCAAGCCACTACTGGCGTAACTGGTTATGCAAACATCCAAGCTAAAATGACTGATGCCGCTATCAAATCTGTTCGTAATACTGATAAGGTAGACACAATCGTTGCTGGTAACACTTTTTACTCATACTATGTTCAATCCTTGCAAGCTATTCAGCGTATCGCTGGTGTAGAAGAAGGTGCGGCTGGTTTTGCTTCCCTCAAGTTCTACGGTGGCGGTATGTCTGCTGATGTGATCTTGGGTGGTGGTTATGGAGATCAAGAAACTGCAACTTATATGTATTTGCTAAACACAAATTACATTTTCCTACGCCCACATAAAGAACGGAATTTCGTTCCTATCGGTGGCGAAAGACAGTCAATAAACCAAGACGCTAAACCTACATTGCATTAATGGTGTCTATAAACCAACTCTGATTGACTTGGAAATCCCGAAGGGGATGACAGGGCGGAAGGCGAAAGCCACCGTGAACGACTAAGTGAGATGGGCTCGAAAGAGTAAGCGATAGTCTGAACTAGGATATAACTTGTAATTTGAAGTCCTAGAGAGCGATTCGAAGAAGTTGCTCCGCCATGAAAATGGTCAGTAGGCGAAAGCCGAAGTAACAGAAAGATTGTGAAGTTGTATGGTTGGGCTGGAAATTTGACTTGCTCGAATTCGTTCCTGCAAGGTATTTTGACAACTTAATCCATTGATTAGAAAAGGAAATTTATCATGGCATATACCATTACCCCTTTAGCTGGCATTGATTTATCAAATGTCACTAATACAAACCCTAACTCTGCTGGTACTGGAGTTCCAACATTTGGCCCTACTGGTGCTGAAGTGTTTGGCTCTGACGGCTTGCGTTATGTGTTTGCACAAGCGGCTGTTGCAATTGCGGCTTCAACCGCAACTTGCGTAATTAACGCATCTACATTCCAAGTAACATTGGGTGCAGGTACATATATTGCTGGTGCTTCTATGGCATCAGGCGATTATGGTTGGTTTGGCAAGGCTTCTGTTTGATTAGCTTAAAACGCTAAAATGTAGTAAAAACGAGGGGTTATCTCAAAAGGATAGCCCCTTTTTTCTTTAACTTTACCTAACTACTTAGGAGATTTAAACATGGCTTTACCTTCCGATGAGCAAAATGCAGATTCTCGATTACAAGTTCGTTTCTACAAACGACCAGTAAAGCAGGATGATGCTTCCGCAGAAGCTGGCAGACCAATATACAAAGAGTTTGATTTTGTACATATTTGCGTTGCTGGCGATACTTTGACCGAAATTGATACTTATGCCTTAGAAAACCACAAAACACGGTTTCCCCTACATTGGGCGGCTTATCAAAACAAACTCGGTGCTGACGATCAAGGATACGAGGGAACACCATTGACAGAATGGCCTTTAGTATCTAAATCACAAGCAGAAGAACTCCGTGCTATGAAGTTTTACACGGTAGAAGCGGTAGCAAACGCATCAGATCAACAATTACAGCGTATGGGTATGGCGGCAGGAATGTCACCCTATGCGTTCCGCGATAAGGCAAAGGCATTTCTAAATCTAGCTACAACAGCGGCAGAAACAGACAAGCGTGAAGCGGAAATTAACGCTTTGAAAGAAGAACTTGCCAAAAAAGATGAAGAAACTGCTAAAATAAAGGCTGAAACAGATGCGAAGTTAGCCATTATGCAGGAACAAATGGCAACTATACTTGCCGCTGTTGGTGAAAAGAAACCCCGTAAACGCAAAGCGGAAGCCACAGAGGAAGCCTAATATGTCATCAACAATGCTTGAATTGGTACAGCAAGTCACCGCTGAACTTAACCTAGCCGTGCCTACTTATGTAGCAGGGAACACTAACCAAGATGTGCAACAGATTCTTGCGTTGATGAACCGTGCTGGATATGACTTAATTAAAGAGCATGACTGGCAAGCATTGGAGCTGGAATATCGTTTCTACACAAACGCAATAACCACGACCTGTGATACTACGAATGGTACTTATCTATTAAATAACATTCCAAGTACCACAGGGCTGGACAGCAATTATTCAATCGTTGGCACAAGCGTTCCACAAGATACTTATGTTGACGAAGTTATTAATGGCACAAGCCTAACAACAACCCAGTTATCTTCAGCAACATCTGTTGGTGGTTCAGTTACATTTAGCCGTACTATTTACCCATTACCGCCTGATTACGAAACTATTACCGATAACACGCATTGGGATAAGACAAAGCATTGGCAAATGCTTGGCCCAGTCGATGCACAGCAATGGCAATGGCTCAAATCAGGATATATCTCAACAGGCCCACGAGTTCGTTGGAGAATCTTGGGCAACAAGTTTGAGATTTGGCCACCATACAACACCCAAGAATATTTAGGATTTGAGTACCGTTCTAAGGGCTGGGTAAGAAGTGCTAGTGATGCTGTAAAGAATAGCTTTACTGCTGATAGCGATACATCTGTATTAGATGATTCAATTATCGTATTGTTGACTAAACTCAAATACTTCCAAATTAAATCGTTTGATACTACTGCACTGCAACAAGATTACAGCCGTTATTTGAGCATTGCTAAAGCTAACGATAAAGGTTCTGCTACCCTATCCTTTGCACCTGCTCCAAGTGCCGTTCTTATTGGCTGGGCGAATATTCCTGATACTGGTTACGGTTCTTAATAATGGCGGTCGCTAAGAAGTTCACCGCCACAACTGCTTCTTTAGCTTCCCCTATTGGGGGTTGGAACGCTAGGGATTCGTTAGCCGAAATGCAACCGTTAGATGCGGTGCAGTTGGTTAATTTCTTTCCTACGCCTACCGATGTTACGCTTAGAAAAGGTTATTCAAAGGCATCTATTGGCATTACAGGTAATGTAGAAACCCTAATGAATTACGCAGGGTATGACGGTACAAACACCCTTTTTGCTATTGCCAACGGTGTTATCTATAACGCATCGACTTCTACAGCTACTTCTGTATTTACAGGTCTGACTAACAGCAAGTTTCAGCATTGCATGATTAGTACCGATGGTGGCAACTTTATTATTGCGGTAAACGGGGTCGATCCTGCCATCATTTATGACGGTACACGCTGGTACAAGATGGCTACCACAACTACCGCCCAAACTATTAGCACTATTACAAGAGGTGGTACAGGTAACCTTACAGCTACCGTAACTACTGCTTCACCGCACGGACTTGTAACTAATAACCGTGTATCTATTTCAGGTGCTACCGAAGCCAATTACAACGGTACTTATGCTATTACCGTAACTGGTGCTTCAACCTTTACTTACACAATGGCTACCGCACCTGCGGCTAACGCTACCGTAGTTGGCAGTTATACCGTACTAGGCATTACAGGCGTTAACAGCAATGTTTTTGTCAATGTCAATATGTGCCAAAACAGATTGTTTTTTGTACAAAAAGACAGCATGACCTTTTGGTATCTGCCTGTTGAATCTATTGGTGGTGCGGCACTAGACTTTCCATTGGGATCAGTAGCCCGTTCAGGTGGTTATTTACAAGCAATGGGTACTTGGACTTTAGATGCTGGTTATGGCGTAGATGACTTATCCGCCTTTGTTACAAGTATGGGTGAAGTCATGGTTTACAAGGGTACAAACCCTAGTGACCCTAATGCTTGGTCTGAAGTCGGTGTATGGCAGATGGGTCAAACCTTTGCTAGACGGTGTTTTTTCAAATTTGCTGGCGATTTATTGTTGCTAACTCAAGATGGCTTAGTGCCAATGTCTGCCGCATTGCAATCTTCCCGTTTAGACCCTCGTGTAAACCTTACCGACAAAATTTATTACGCTGTAAGTCAAGCGGCTACCAGTTTTTACAATGAATTTGGCTGGCAGATCAACTATTTTGCTAGTGAAAATATGTTGATTCTGAACATTCCTACCACTAACGGTAAGGAACAGTATGTCATGCACACGATTACAAAGTCTTGGGCTAGATTTACTGGAATTAACGCATTTTGTTGGGAAGCATCCGCCAATAACAAGATTTATTTTGGCTCTAGTGGATTTGTAGGTAATTTTTACACTCAAAATTCTGACGCAGGGACTAACATTGTTGCAACTGCACAACAAGCCTATAGTTATTTCGATAGCAGGGGGCAGTTAAAACGATTTACTCTAGTACGCCCTATCCTACAGACAGATAACGGCTTACCGACCGTTCTGTGCGGTATTAGCACGGATTTTGACACCCAGCCATTAACCAATCAGATAGCTTTCAACCCTTCTATTACTAACACAGGTATTTGGGACAGTTCCAAGTGGGATCAAGCTAACTGGGGCGGTGGTTTAACTACCACTAAGTTTTGGCAGGGCGTGACTGGAACGGGTTTTGCTGGTTCGGTTAACTTAAATGTGGCATCGCAAGGTATTGAATTTCATTGGGCATCAACCGATTATGTAATGGAAAAAGGTGGGGTTCTATAATTGCGTAGGGTTACTACCGACAACCAAAAATACATGGGGGATTGGTTGGTTAGGTTAATGAACCATCCGTTACCGATAGAAACAGTCTGTATAGGTCAAGAAATTGACGGAAATTTAGTAGCAGTAGTAGGATTTGCTAGTTTTATGCCCAAAGCGTGTCAAATGCACATTGGGGCAGTAGATGAAGTAAATTGGATGAGTAGAGATTTATTGTGGGCGGCTTTCGATTATCCCTTTAATAAACTAGGAGTTAGCGTTATACTAGGGCAAGTTTGTGCAGATAATGAATCTGCTCTAAAACTAAACCGACACCTTGGTTTTAAAGTAATAGCTGAAATACCTGATGCTCACATGGATGGTGACTTAGTGATTATGGCTATGAGGCGTGAAGATTGTCGCTTTCTCGACATCAAATGCCCTTTGAGAACAGCAAGAGGAGAATGACATGGGTGGTGGTGGATTTTTAGGATTAGGGCCAGCGGCATCTGCACCAGCCGCACCCGATTACAGGGCGGCCGCACAGGAAACTGCGGCAGGCAACTTAGATGCGGCAAGAGCCGCTACAGCCGCTAATCGTGTAAACCAAGTTACTCCTTACGGTAATTTAGATTACACCGTTAGTGGTCAAGACCCATACGGTAATCCAACTTGGACTGCCAAAACTTCTTTATCTGATGTTGGTCAACAGCTTTTAAACAACCAAAACAACGCTAGTTTAGGTCTTGGTTCAACTATTAATTCTGCACTTGGTCAAGTTCAAAGCACAATGGGTCAGCAATTTAACCCTAATCTTCCGCAAGTAGGCATTAATGCTGGACAGAATTACCAAGATGCGTATATGCAACGCCTTAAGCCACAGATTGAGCAAGGTCGTGAAGCATTAAGCACCCAATTAGCCAATCAGGGTATTCCCGTAGGTTCAGAAGCCTACAAACGGGCAATGATGACCCAAAGCCAAAGAGAAAACGACTTATTACTTGGTGCTACAACTCAAGGATTTGGTACTGGTTTAGCCGCAAATCAACAGGCTTACAACCAAGCTATGACTAACTACAATATGCCGCTTAATACTTTAAGTGCATTGCGTAGTGGCTCACAAGTACAAAATCCAACATTTGTAAACTCTGCAAACCAAGCTACTACAGGCGGTGCTGATATTTTAGGTGCGGCTCAAATGGGCTACAACGCTCAAATGGGCGACTTTAACTCCAAAGTGGCACAGCAAGCTAACTTCAATGAAGGCTTGATGGGTTTAGGTGCGGCTGGAATTATGAAATCAGACATTCGCACTAAAGAAAATATTGTTGCAATCGGCACTTTGCCTAATGGTTTACCGTTTTACCAGTTTGAATACAAACCTGAATTTAAAGATCACCCACTAGCAGGCCATGGAACACATACAGGCGTAATGGCTCAAGAAGTTCAAGCCATCATGCCTGAAGCTGTTATTGAACTAGATAACGGCTACTTAGCCGTAGATTACGGAAAACTAAATGCCTAATCCATATTTTATTTCTGTTAGCCCATATCAAGGGCAAGATCAGCAAGGTTTAATGCCTGTTTTCCAAAACATTGGCCAGCAACAAGCCAACCAACAAGCGGCACTTGCACAGCAAAATCAACAAGTAATGCAGGCAGGTCAAATAGGAAAACAAGGCGGTTCAAACGCAATGGCTATGGCGGCAATGTTGCGTAAAAAAGATCCTAACGATCCTACCAAGCCTGCCAATGTGTATGATTACAGCGAACCTGCACCACAAAGTGAGTATTAATTATGGCTATTGATATGGGAACACTTACCCCTGAGCAAATGTTGCAACAGCAACAAATTTTACGCCAGCAAAAAATGGCTGAAATGCTTATGCAACAACCAGCACCGCAAGGTAGGATGGTTGGTAACCGTTATGTTGCCCCGTCATTTACGCAAAATCTTGCCAGTTTATTTAAAACTTATGTTGGCAAATCTAATCTTGAAGAAGCCGATCAAAAACAAATTGATATGGCCAAAGCTATTCGTGAAGGCGATCAAGCGGCAATGGCTGATTATTTACAAACAAAAGAGGGTAGACCTGCGGTAGAGGGCGGTATTTATGGCCCTAATAATCAAATTACTACCCAAACTACGCCTGATATGTACGGTGCAAACATGGAATTAAATCCACAGTACAAGCAAGTGACCCCTGTTTCCGCTGTATTGCCAAACCCAAGAGCCGCTAATGCAAACCTGTCTTTTGACCCAAGAGCATCTGCAAGATTGCAAAACATGGCATTTAGCAAAATGTTTGCCGATCCTGAAGCATTTACTTTATCCGCAGACCAAGCCCGATTTGTAACTATGCCTGACGGCACTACTAAACAAGTAGCCGCAGGAACTAAAAAACCTATTCAAATTGATACTGGTACTGCTATTGAGTTCCGTGATCCCGATGATTTAAATAAAGTTCTGCAAAGAATTCCTAAGTCACAAATGCCTACTGGTGGTCAAGTTCTTGAGCGTGAAGATGGAATCTTTATAGTAAATCCTAAAACTGCACAGGCTACACCAGTACTAGATGCAAACGGTCAACCATTAAAAGGTTCTCCATCCTCAGCTTTAGGAAAAGAATTTACAGAATTGAATCAACAAAAATCAATTATTAATGGCGTTCTTAAAGGCGTTGAAAATAATCGTGATGCGTTTGGCCTTGCTATTGGGGCAAAAGGAGCAATACCTTTAGGTGATGTAGCCCAAAACCGTAGATTTACCCCTGCACAACTAGAAGCAAGGTCTGAAGTATTTAACACTGCCTCTGCTGTTATTAAAGAACGGGCTGGTACTGCTCAAAGTGCAAGTGAAAAAGAAACAATTATGCGTTTTTTACCATCACCGCTTGATAGTGCTGATGTCATCATTGGAAAGATGAACGGATATAACCGTTACATACAAAACAAAGAAGCAGGTACAACTTCTGTTCGTGGTGCTGTTGCTCCTTATTATGGCAAAACTAGCAAGCAATTAGAAAATCCTGTTGTTACGCCAAAGCCTGCAACTAATAATGCACCAATCAAGTTTGCATCTGAAGCTGATGCGGCAAATGCTAAATTGCAAGACGGAACGCCAATTATTATTAACGGTGTAGAAGGAATTTGGAAGAACTAATATGCCATTCATACCTAATACCCCCTCAACCGGTAGATTTGTTGCAAACGCCCCTGAACAGGGCAATATGTTTACGCAATCCGCAGAGGATATTCAATATGATCCTATGAGTGGTGTTCCGTTAAATACATCATCTTATGGATCAGGCACTACTGGTGGTACAGATACAGCCCGTAGAGCGTTAACAGCAACCGCTTCATTGCCTATAAATATTGCAACTGGAGTTGCTAAAAATCCTGCTGGTGTAATGCAAGCGTTTGGTAAATACTTTGGTGGTGGTCAAACTGGTGACACTATGGTTGATGCTATCAATCAAATCGAATCAGGTACGCAAAAGGCTTCAGGCGATGTAGGCGGAGCAATTAGTGCTGGTGGATCAATGGTAGGGCAAGCCGCACCTTATTTAGCAACTCTTGGTGGTGCTGGGATGATTCCTAGCTTTATGCAAAGAGTAGCGGCAGGGTTTGGTAGTGGCGTAGCATCAGGCTTTGCAACTCCTGAAAAAACAGGTTTAACACCTGAAGAATTTGGTAATGCCAAAATGGAAAATATTGGCATACAAGGAGCAATTGGTGCGGCACTTCCTGTAACTGGTGGGTTAATAAAAACAGGCTATAACGCTGTTAAAGGTGCGGTTGAACCATTATATGAAGCTGGTCGCAACAGAATTTTAGGTCGTGCTTTGCGTGAATTTTCAGGCGGTCAAGACGAATTGGCTATCCAAAATTTAAAAAACGCTAAACCATTGATTGAAGGTTCAATGCCAACCGTTGGTCAAGCCGCTGGTGTTCCAAGTTTAGCGGCATTAGAGCGTACGGCAGTAAATACGCCTGAAATGACTAATACCATTGCTGGTAGAAAATTAGCACAAGCTAACGCCCAAGCAACTGCTTTAAGCAACATTGCCAGCCCGACAAGATCAGAGAAATACTTTGATTTGCGTAAACAGCTAGGTGATGAACTGTATGAGCCAGCACTACAAAAAGGTGTTGATTTTTCAGCATTGACACCTGAATTACAAGCAGAATTTAAAGGTTTAACAAAATCGCCATCCATTAGGTCTGCCATGCTTCAAGCTGGTGAAAATGCTTTAGACAAAGGTAAGGATATTGGAAACCCAGCAAATTCATTGCGTGGTTTGCATGAAACTAAGTTTGCCCTCGATAGCCAAATTAACGCTTTAGAAGGCAGATTACAAAATACTAAAAATCCTAGCCTTGATGCTGAATTAAAAGCAAAAATAGCCGCAAAAAACAGATTAGTAAATTTCCTTGAAAATGACCAAATAAGTCCTGAATACAAGGTAGCTAGAGAAACATTTGCACGGCTATCTAAACCAATCGAGCAACTGCAAAGTTTGCAAAATATTGCTGATAAATCTATTTCCGCATCCAAAGGCACGGTTAAATACGACACATTCTTTAACAACTTAAAGTCATTGAAAAAAGAAGGCGTATTGTCAGATCGTCAATTTGCTAGATTAGAAGCTATTGGCGAAGATATGAAGCGTGTTAAATATGCTGAAACCGCTGGTAAGGATGTAGGCTCGGACACCGTTCAAAAGCTGGCATTTTCTAACATGATGAATCAGGTTGGTTTGCCTAATGCTTTGCGTAATTTTGCCCCTGCTAGTGTTGTTGGCGGTATATTGGAACGTGCTGGCGATGCAATTTATGGTGGAGCAAATCAAAAATTAAAGACAAAACTTGGCGAAACCATGTTAAATCCTGCTGAAGCCGCTAGGTTAATGGAAAGCGTAAAGCCTTATCAAATGTCACAAGTAGGCCGCCCAATGACAGATAAAATGGCTGAAATAGAAAAAGCTAAACAGTTAGCTAAAATGTTAACAATGCAGGGTATGTAAAGGAAAATTTATGTCAAGAAACGGATCGGGGGTCTATTCCCTACCAGCAGGTAACCCCGTAGTAACTGGTACAAGTATTAGTTCTACTTGGGCTAATACCACGCTTACAGATATTGCTACAGCCTTAACAGGATCATTGGCTTCTGACGGTCAAACCCCTGCTACTGGTAACTTAGACATGAACAGCAACAAGGTTGTGAATCTTGCGGCTGGGTCAACTACTGGCGATGGCGTTAATTACACTCAATTTGTTGCCGCATTTGTAAACCCTACCTTTACTGGCAATGAGTTTATGCTCATTCCTAAAGGTACAACGGCTCAACGCCCTGCCGTACCCGTAGATGGTGAAATGCGTTATAACACTACTACAGCACAGTTTGAGGGCTATCAAGGCGGTGCATGGGGTCAATTAGGCGGTGGTGCTACAGGTGGTGGCCCTGATGAAGTATTTGTTGAAAACGCTAGAATTGTGACTACAAATTACACATTAAGCACTAATAGGTCTGCTGAAAGCGTAGGCCCAATAACTATAAATAGTGGCGTTACAGTAACAATTCCTAGTGCTGAACGCTGGGTAATCTTGTAAAATAGACGAAATTAAAGGAAAAAGAATATGTCCTCAGTCGTAATTTCAGGCGATACAAGCGGTGCAATAACGCTATCTGCCCCAGCCGTATCAGGAACGAATACTGCAACATTACCTGCCGCTACTGGCACAGTAATGGTTAGCGGTAATATGCCAACGTTTAGGGCAACTTTAAGTGCAGACCAATCGCTTACTAGCGGTGTATATACAAAAGTGCTTTTTAATACTGAAACATTCGATACCAACAATAATTTTGCATCATCTACTTTTACCCCAACTGTTGCTGGTTACTATCAATTAACAATAAACATTCAAGCCACTTTCGCAACATTAACTAGGTTTATTGTTGTTTTATATAAAAATGGTGCGGTATATGAACGAGGATATGATGGTGGTAGCTTTAATAACAATAGCGTTTCAACAACTTATTTAGTCCAAGCAAACGGAACAACCGATTATTTTGATGCCTATGTTTATATGGCTGGAACAACATTGGCAGTAATTAGCGGAACAACTGGCTCTAGTTTTGGTGGCGATTTGGTAAGGACTTCATAATGTACGAAAAATTAATTTCAATTTATCCTGAACTAGCAACTTTTGACTTTGCTTATGGCTCAATTACTTTGCAAAACGATGGTGATGGCGATTACATTGCTAAATGGGAACACCCTACACTAGCTAAACCAACAGATGAGGAATTAGCATGAGTTCAACAATAACTGCACTAACTAGCGGTGGTGGATTGGCAATGGCTGGTGATACTAGCGGTCAATTAGAGTTAAAAACTAATAATGGCACTACTGCGGTAACAGTAACTACTGGTCAAAATGTTTTAGTTGGTGGTACGGCAACCGTAAATTCTGAAATATTAAATGTTACTGGTGCAACACCTACAACTGGAAGTGGCGTTTATCCGTCAACAATGTTGGTTGCCGACAATAGAGCCTACAATTCTACTGCCCCTTCTGCTGGTGGTGGTATTGGATTTGCATATAAATACAATACTGCTGGAAGTTATGCTTTAGGTTCTTCTATTCAAGGAATTAAAGAAAACACAACAGATGGAGATTATGGAAGTGCATTAGCATTTTTTACAAGACCAAACGGCACAAATCCAGCAGAACGGATGCGTATTACTTCTGCTGGTGATGTATTTGTTGGAGCAACAAGCGGTCTTGGTGCTAATGAAAGATTTGGTGTTTATCGTTCAGACAATGGAACATCGGCAGTAGTTGCAACAACAAATGCAAACCAAACCAATGACATTCTTCAAGTAAGAGCAAATAGAAATACCACTAATAGTTCTTATAGACCAATAATTTACTATAACGATGCTGCTGGTGCATATAGATTTATTGTTGCTGATTCTGGCAATGTAACCAACACTAATGGTTCGTATGGCACTATTTCTGATGCTAGATTAAAAGAAAACATTGTTGATGCCACATCAAAATTAAATAAAGTAAACCAATTAAAGGTTCGTAATTTTAATTTAATTGGCAATGATTTAAAACAAATTGGTTTTGTAGCACAAGAGTTTGAAGAGGTGTTTCCTAGCATGGTTGAGGAATCACAAGACAAAACTCCTGATGGAGAAATGTTAGAAACAACAACAAAAACCATCAAGACAACTGTTTTAATTCCAATTTTGGTCAAAGCTATTCAAGAACTAAACGCTAAAGTAGATGCACAAGCATTAGAAATTCAAGCACTTAAAGGAGTAGCGTAATGGCTTTTACTATTGATGGGACTAATGGTCTAACATTTAACAACGCTACTACACAAGCTAGTGCTGGAGTGGTCTTGCAAGTAGTTGGTGCTACTTTTTCAACTCAAACAAGCACAACATCAACTTCTTATGTAGCAACTGGATTAACTTTATCAATTACACCTAAATTTTCTACTAGCAAAATATTAATTACTGGAATGATTAATATTCAATCACCAGCCAATAACGATTCTTATTGGACTATATATAAAAATGGTTCAAATTTAAGCACTTCTGCTAATGGTTTTGGTATTGTTGAAGCTGGAACGCAAGTAATGTTAAACACCCAAGGAATTAGCTATCTTGATAGTCCAGCAACTACTTCAGCCACGACATACGCAATTTATTGCAAAGTTGGTAGTGGTGCAACACAATTTTGGTGTATTGGTGGTCAGCCAGCTACATTAACTGCTTTGGAGATTGCAGGATGATAACTATTCAACAAACTGAAGTTCTTTACAAACTATATCCACAAGTAAAATCTACAAGTGGCGATACAGCTTACGATGCACAAGGCAATGAAGTAGCTTATGACTTACAAGCCGTAACTGCACAAGCACAAGCTGATGCTCAAGCAGTCATTGATACAAAGGCTTCTGCATTGGCTAAACTAGCCGCACTTGGTCTTTCTGAAGATGAAGTAAAAGCGTTAGTCGGCTAGTATGTCTTTTGAAATTGACCCAGTTAAATACGGCCAACTTTGGGAAAAGGTCGATAACCTAACCGCCAAAGTCGATAAGCTAGAAGAAGGCATGGAAGAATTGCTTGCTTTGGCTAACAAGGGTCGGGGTGGGTTTTGGGTAGGAATGATGGTTGTATCTGCCCTATCTACCTTTATTGGATTTGTTTCACACTACTTTACTAGCAAATGATGTGGACTACGGAATATCAGAAGGCGTTAAAAGCCTTACCGACAGTCTTGAAGCAAGCAGAACTGCAAGTAAAGGCTTATCTAAGTCTATTGAAAACATACAGCACGATGGATTGGATGTTGCACAGCACCAAGCCAACGAAAGAATCAGAGCAAGACGAGAAGCAGAGTTCAAGAAAGAACAAGCATTAATCAAGGCTTTACGGCAATGGCAACACAATAAACAGATTAGTGACGAAGAAGCAAAGTTAAAGATTGATTTTGTAAAGAAACACGGTGCAAAAGAATGGGAAGCAGTCTTAAAAATTAAAGTGGATATAGAAAACTTACGCAAGAAAGATAACGAGGAATACCAGCACGACCTAAAAGCAGTTAAAAGGTTACAGTTTTGGTGTTTTGCAGTAGCCGCAGTATTTGCTTGGTACTTTACTTGGGGATACAAATGGTAGCTTATTTGACTTTTTGCTACAGTTATTGGGGGAGTTTAATGTGTTTGGCATAGACGATATTATTGGCGTGGGAATGAAACTGGTTGACAAGCTAATACCTGATCCAGCCGCCAAAGCACAGGCACAATTAGACCTAGCTAAATTAGCCCAAGAAGGCAAATTGGCTGATATTCAAGCTGATATAAACGAAGCCCAAGAACTTACTAAACGCCAACAAGCAGACATGGCTAGTGATTCATGGCTATCTAAAAACATTCGACCTATAAGCCTAATTGCCTTATTTTTTGCTTACATCATATTTGCCTTGATGAGTGCTTTTGGAATTGATACAAACGAACAGTACACAATGCTCTTAGGTCAATGGGGCCAATTAGCTTTCGGTTTCTATTTCGGATCAAGAGGGCTAGAAAAACTAGCTGAAATAAGGGCTAAAAATGGTAAATAGCCGATCCCTAGATGACCTGATTCCCCCAGCAAAGGAGCGTGTAGAACGCTTTTTAAATCTGTGCAAGGATGAGGGTATAGATTTGCTAGTGACATCAACTTATCGTGACAATGAATCCCAACAGGCTTTATACGAACAAGGTAGGACTACAGCAGGAAAGGTGGTTACCAATGCTAAAGCTGGTGATTCTTGGCATAACTGGCGTTGTGCTGTTGATGTCGTACCTATGGTCAACGGCAAACCTAATTGGGATGGTCTACACCCTGTATGGGATCAAATCGGTAAACTAGGTGAACAAGCAGGATTAGAGTGGGCAGGTCGCTGGCGTACATTTAAAGAACTGGCACACTTTCAATACACGGGTGGGTTAACCCTAGCCGACCTTAAAGAAGGTAAGGAAATAGCTTAAAACTGATTTATAGGATTAAGTCGTTTACGGTCATACTTGTAGGAAGGGTGAGAACCGCCCATAAGCGTGGCAAATTGAAATAACTCATCCTTATCTACCCAGCCCACAATATCGCCCCCAGTATCGTCTAAAACGATCAGGATGTAAAAGTCACAAGGACTTTTGCGGTGGTATTCGGTGACATACACATCACCTTGATTATTACGGGTAGATTTAACATCAATAGTCCTACCACCAGCGGTTTTAAGATCAGCAGGGTTCTTCTTTTGATTGATAGAAAAGTCGGGCATTAAATTTAAATACTTGGCCACCAAATACTCACCCTTAAACCCGTCAATATCCATTTCATACGGATCTTGCTTGCTAACTTGCCTGTCATGGTTAAATTGCATGGCGTTTTTCCTACGCATAGTACCGAAATACTCGCATAGGAATAACTCATGCTTGGACAGGTCAACCCTCAAATCACATACCCGTGCATTAAATAGTTAGTGCCAAAAATAATAACGCAAATCAAAATAGCTACTAAACCGCCTTGTATAAATTCTTTCATGGCTATCTCCTATTGAAAAATACGATAACGGGGGTTGCAGGTAACTTCTACAGGTACATCACTCATAATGCCGTTAATCTTACGCTTGGCCGTAATTACAACGGGGCGTGTACCAGCATCTTCACATTCGGTAATGCCCAGTATTACTTGAGCACGGGTCATGTGATAAGCCTGTTTATCAGTTTCTAGGCTGACATTGGGTGGTTCAAAAGAACTACAGGCGGCTAAGGCTAATGGGGCTAAAAGTAGTAAATATTTCATTTGTCGTTCCGTTCTGACCAAGCCATTTGAGCCTGTTCGTTAAATTTATCAAAATTAAGTGCGTGGATCATTTCCCATACGCTTGTTTTTGTGTCGCAGGTGCAGACATCTTCAATCTCTATGCCGCCTACATGACCAACGCTAGGTTCGTCTTTATCTATATACCCGTAAACATCTAGGTAGGTATCACCGCAGTACATCGAAAATAAGTAATTGTTTGACATTTTGTATCCTTTTCTATTTCACTCGCCAATCGAGTAACACCAGTTTAGTTAAGCTAACTTAACAATACAAGTATTATTTAATAGGGATATACCCTAAGATGCAAAAATACAACAGGGCAGTATTTAGCAGTTACTAGCTGTTAGGTGGAAAGCCGCAAAAACCCTAACTTACTGCATCCTACTATGGCGGCTTAACGCCCTAAAAATAGGCGGTTTGCAAACCTTTAACTGGCTGAAAATGCACAGACCTTAAATAAGTTGGGGTACTCCTTGCGTTTCCCCCGTTCCCGTGAAGGAATTAAAGATTGTTCTTGATCTGATAGACCCTTAACAAATGCTGGAAGCACTCCCAACTCTTTTGAAGCTGGGGTTCTTCTATTTCAATTAATTTTACTTGATTAGTCGTGCCGTTGACAAATACGATGGCACAGCGAGCAGTAGGCAAGCCTAGTCCTTCACGGTAGGCCGCTAACTGCATTTCATGTTCAAAATATACATCAACTTTATCCAAATCCGTGTCTTTTGTTTTAAAGTCAACTATGAACCCAGTACCCTGCCCGTTGATTGGTTTAGCCATCAAATCGCATTTGCCACCATACCCTAGATGATGCCCAAAAGACTTCTCTGCAAGCCACGGTTGGCTTCCAAACGCATCTTTAAGCACCTTGTCAATCTCATCAAGGTAAGCTGGCTTTTCAGGCAAATACATCTGCTCAAAATAGCCCTCAATGATGGCGTGAATAGCTGTACCCCGTTCCGCGGCTTCCCTACCAGTAGCACGGCTATCTTGCATGACACGCTTTAGCCACTCTTGTTCAGGTTCGTTGGTTTCTCTTGGTAGTGTTAAGGCGGCTAAGAGGACTTGTTGTTGCTTCCATGTATCAAGGCCTGCCTTTGATAGTTGTCCGTTAATTGTCGTAACACTTGGCAGAAGTCCGTCTTTTCGTGCATCCCGAAGCGTTGTTGCCCGCTCGCCAGTTTTGCCGATGGTTGTATAGGCTGGAGTGCCGTCTTTAGTGTACCAATGGCCATTTGGTTCTACCTTTTCTTTAACTATCATAATCAGAACGGTACATCATTTAGGACATCATCTTCAATCTTAGGGGCATCAGCTTCACGCTGTTTTTGCCCACGCCACTCTGACGATTCGGTAATCTTTTCTTTGTAATACTTAGGCAAAGCATCGTATACAGCTTGGTCAAACTCAGCTAACCAAAAATGCAAACAAGGATTAATTCCTTTAGGCTGGGCGTTACGCAGGGCAGACGGTACAGGGCTAATACCGCTAATGTTGGCGTACTTACCATCTTCTGAGTGGGTAATGTTGACCATGCAAAACTTGTCTAGTAAGTTACGCAAATCAAACTTCTTGCGATCTTCTGCGGTCATCTTCTTGTTAGACCATGCTTCTAGGTCTTGACGCAACCTAGCTTGATCCCCAAGGCTAACTGTATAACGCTTAGACACAATCAAAGGTTTACCGTCATCTGTCTTTAATGGCTGGTCTTGATTGTCATTACCATGCAATTCCCAAGTCAATACAACTTTGTGCATGATTTTGGTTTCGCCAGCCCATTCTGTAGCTTGGTGGCCTAAGTCAATGACCGAATACAAACGAGCCATGTGTAACCCTGCTGGGGCTATTTTAAATTCTTTACTGTTATCGCTAATAATCATTGTTTGCTCCTAAAAATAGTTGAAAAGTCATCAAAGACTGCTTGTAATACGGGGTTTTTTTGTACTGGTGATGGCAAGCCACACGCATAGCGTAGGTCACCTATCTCATCTGCTGTGATAAATACCCCATCCTCGAGGTCTTTAAAGATGCGTTCCAAATGTTCTTGGAAGCTGTGAAAGTCTTGATCTTGCTCACTCATACGAGTTCTCCTTAATTAACACGGCATATACCGTACTTAGATATTAAGCCAACTTAAAACATAAAGCAATACTTTATTTGCAAATTGTTGTAAAAATGTTAAGATAGCTTATGGATAAAATTACATCAACAGCAATGATCCGTCTTTTAGGCGGTTGTACACGGGTATCTAAGTTGGTCAATGTATCCGTTCCAGCCGTATCTATGTGGCAAAACGGGGACATACCTTACGATAAGTTAGTAATCCTTGCCGCGACATTAGAGAAAGAATCGCATGGTTTAGTAACCCGTAAAAACCTGTTTCCAAAAAATTACAAGTTGATATGGCCTGAATTAGATTGATGTATACTTAAAATATTGAGGACTTGAACACTCGATAGGATAGGGTTTTATAGGTGGTTTTAGGGTTTAGGAAAGTTTCGTGAGGTAATTTTCCCAAGCCGTTCAAGCTAAAGCTACCTATAAAGCCCTTTTTTATTGTCAATCCCATTCGTACTCCAAACGATATAAAGCACTTAAATGGGTGGCGTGGAATAGAACATGGGCTGGTTTACACCTGACAGCAAGCCCCGTAGCGTTGAGTGGCGACTACACAAGATACAAGGACAATGGTGACAGACAACCTTGTAATCGAATGAACACTACCTTTGGGAGCATTAGTTCAAGTACAACTTCTTGAATGGATGAAGGCTTATCACCTTTGGGCAACCTATGGGCAAAAATACAACACATAGGGAAAACACCTATAAAATAATAGATAAGATTAAGCCTACTTAACATATACTTTCAACATGATAGAAAATTTGATGTTGATTTTCTCTGTTGGAATCTTTGCCATATTGGGCATGGTTATGTTTGTTATGGCTTTAATCTTTTATTGGGTGAAATGATGACTTGGAACTTACGCTTAGTTAATATGAGTAATTCATACGAGGATTACTTTGAGATTCGTGAAGTGTATTACGACACGATGGGAAAGCCGATTGGACACAGCAAGGCGGCTATTGGTGGCGAGGACAGGCTAGAAGTAGACCGATACATTGAACTAGCTAAACTTGCTTTGGATAAACCTATTTTAAAGTTTGCAAATAATGAAGATACAAGTACAGATTACGAAAGAGCATGAAGATGGATCTGCCGATGCTCAAGTTAATTTTGACAAAGCAGGACTTGAGTGCCTTGTCCAGCACGGACTTATCAGTTTGCTTACCCAAGCAATTGATGTCTACAAAGTTAAACCCGAAGGTGATGAAGCACTTATTCAACGAGCAAAAGACATCATCCACGATTTTATTGAAAAAGATAAACAACTAATTAAGGATCATTATGAGCCCCTATTTACAGGAAATATTGCACCAAATCAGCGTAAGACTGACAGACCTAGAAGCAAAAAACAAGATGCTTGAAGCTGAATGTGCGGCATTAAGAGAGCAGGTTGGGGAACATGATCGAAACTTTAGTTAAACCCCAGCCTTTAGACAACGACATTGCTGTAATGAAGATATTACAGTTAATGGGTCAGTTGACCTTAAACGACATTGAGTATATTTACAAGATAGCTTCTAAAGTCCACGACATCATTGAAAGAACAGAATGAGTTTTGCTATTTTCTATGGTTTGTATCCCCGTAAAATGGCTCGCAAAGACGCTGAAAAGGCTTGGAACAAGCTAACCCATACAGAGCAAGCAGAGTGCCTTGAAGCCATGCCTAATTACCTTAAATACTGGAAGATCAAGGAAACAGCAAAAGATTACATTCCATACCCTGCGTCATTTTTGAACGCTCAACGGTGGACTGATGAGATTGACATTAAACCAATACAAAATAAGAAACCTGAGTTACCTTGGTACTCCAGCGAAGAATTGACAAAAGCTAAAGCCCAAGAGGTCGGTTGCCCTGCTTATGCTGGTGAGGGTTGGCAACAATGGCGAGCACGGATTAGTCAGAAGATAAAGCAACTTGAAGAACAACTCTGATAATTATTTGGTTGAGTGGTATATAGCAGTTGCAAAACGCAGGGGATGGCCTGAAGTTGTCAGATTATTGGCCCAATACCCTGAAAAAGAAGAACGCATAAAAATGCTGATAAAGAAAAGATTAGGAAAATGAGAGACATAGACCCCAATAAATGTATAGACTTTATTCTTGAAAACGCAGGTAAGTACGCACAAGCTAAAGGTGAATTAGCCCAGCTTGAAACCTTTAAGAGTTCACTTAAATCCATTATGATGAAGAAGTCAGGTGAGCAAACTATCGGAGCACAAGAGCGTGAAGCCTACGCCAGCCAAGAGTACCAAGACTTATGCAAATCTATTGGCACGGCCACAGAAAACGCTGAAAAGCTAAAGTGGGAACTTGAAGCCGCTAGACTTAGACACGCTACATGGCAAACCCTAGAAGTATCTAACCGTACACAAGATCGGATATTGAAATGACAACCCTTAAATTAACCGAAGAATTTTTAATCCTTAAACTATTTTGCAAGATGTATGAGGATGCCTTAAACCGCAAGGACTATACACAAATGCTGGAATTAAGCGTTGACATTGCAGAATCAGGCGAAAAGCTGGAGCAAATGACCGTAGACCACATCAATGGCAAGTAGGCTTGAGAAAGAAAAATATCGCAAAATCGCTGAACTGGGATGCTCATTATGTAGGCATCAAGGCAATGAAGGAACGCCAGCGGAACTACATCACATTAGACGAGGTGGCGTACGAAGCCGCAGTCCAATTATTCCGCTTTGCACCTATCACCATCGAGGATCAAATACCAGTATTCACGGAATGGGTCGTAAACGGTTCGAGCAAGAATACGGAATCACGGAAGAACAGTTGTTGGAGAAAACGAAAAGTCTTATAAATGAGTAGCTGGCTAATCATCGTTACTGGTTTAATTTACTTTTACATTGGCATAGAACAGGGTGTAAAAGGCAACCTACCTATGGCTGTTGTGTACACAGGCTACGCTTTTTCTAATGTTGGTTTGTACATCATGGCTAAATAAAATGTGCAATATACGCTACATTTTTTATAAAATTATGTAAAAAGCATAAACCTGTATAAGATTCTTATAAATCTATATATGTATGTATCAATGTATATACATTGTATATACGCACAAACATTAAAGCTCTAGTGGATCAAACCCTAATTCGCTGGCTACCATCTTGCAACGGGTTCTAAACGGTTTTCCATGTTGCATCCATTTATCCCCTTTTTGTTTGTGAAAACTCATGTGTACGCACTCATGGGCAAGGGTGGTTAAAACGGTATAAAAGTGGCTACAACGCCCCGATGATATGGTAATGGTATGACTGTATTCCTCGCCCGTATCTAACAGATAAGTACCCATTACTTCAGGGTCGGGGGTAACAATAAATTCTATTTCTTCAGGCAATGGCATAGGCCATTTGGTAAACGGATAACAGCAATACAGGCTTGCATATAAGTTTTTTAATACTTCAGGATTTAATCTCATATAGTTCACCCCTAAAGAACACAAGCCCTTCATCTTCATTAATAACCTGCACTAATTCAGGTGGCATTAAATGACCGTTGACATAGGTAAGAACTGCAAATCCTGCTCTCCAGTTGACGCTTGAATCTTCATGGTACAAGAACTGCTCATCCTTAACTGCCGCCATCATTCCAGTATCGACACCGTATTTGTCGCCAGTATAATTAGTCCACGGAGTAATTTTCAGAGAGTGCAAATGGCCTGTAACCATTGACATTCCGCCTTTTAGCACATTGTTATATACCGCATGAATACCATTATGCCAACGGTGCTTGACCATTGTGTTGTTGTTAATCATTACAGACCAGCTATATGACCAGCCGTACAGGTGATCCGCAAGGCACATACCCTTGACACCTTCATACTGGGGTAAAACATTAGACAATTTGCCGTCAAAGCGTAAATCGTGATTACCAATGGTGCGGTGCAATATACATCCTGCTGGGCGTACAGCTTCAATGTCACCTAACCTAGCTTGGACTTCTTCTAATTCCTGTTGGACTGTTGGGTGGTCTTGATAACCTATCCTGTTGTGCTGGCTAATTACCGCAAAATCAAACAAATCCCCATTAAGGATAACCATGCTTGGCTTTAACTGTTTTACAAAATGTACAAAGGCTTTATGAGCCGTAGATATATATTTGGGGTTGTAATGACAATCTGATCCCACCATAACCACGCCATTTTTTAATTCGTATTCACAGCGTATTTTATTTTCAGGAATGGTAAATCTTGGAACGCCACGATTATTATTAGATTCAAGCACAATATCGTGTTTTTTTTCTATGTTTTTTCTTCTTAACATTACACTTCTAGGATCAATACCTAATATTCTAGCTACTGTTGTTGGTGATCTATGTTCTTTATATAATGCGATAAACTCTTGCTCACTACACGCTGGCTTGGTCATACCACACCTTTATAATGGTAAAGTTAGCTAATACTAATCTATTTTAATTGAAAATCAATGACATACGCACGAATTGATACAAACCACAAAGAGATAGTGGCCGCATTAAGACAAGCTGGTGCTACTGTGGTGTCACTTGCCGAAATGAAACACGGTTGCCCTGATTTATTAGTGGGATACCAAAATGAAACGCTATTAATGGAAATCAAAAAAGATTCAAAAGCCAAGTTCACGCCCGACCAAATAGAGTTTATGGGTAAGTGGAAAGGCGGTGCAGTAAGCCGTGTAGATAGCGTTGATGCCGCAATAAGAGCACTAGGTATTACTAGAAAAGTGTTATAAAATAGATTAAAAGGAGCGTTTTATGGACAAATCAATGGCATTATTCCTAGCAACATTGCTACATTCGGGGACTAATACCCATTTTTTCCATTGGGCTACCAAATCCTACGCTAAACACAAGGCATTAGGACACTTTTACGAGAACATTATTGAACTGACCGACCAGTTAGCTGAAGCCTATTTTGGTTGCTACGGGCAGATTACTGAATTCCCTGCTACCTATCACCAGCCGAAAGAACCTTTAGCCTACTTACAGTCCCTACAAAGATTTGTAAAAGAAGCACGGGCAGACCTGCCAACAGACACAGAAATCTGTCAGCTTATTGACAATATCGCCCAAGAGATTGACACAACCATTTACTTGCTTAAATTTAAGGCATAACCGTGGATTACAGCAACCCAAAATCGTTTAATTTGCCCGAAGGTGAAGCGGATGAGGGTTATAAACTTGCCCAAATGCTACGCAATATACAGTTAAGCGGTATGGGAGTTGATGTAGGTAAAGCTGGAACAATGATGCAAGGTCGTGCTGGTTACCAGTTTGATCCTAATGAATCAGGCAATAGTTTAGGTGTAGGTGTATCAGGACAGCGTTTTTCTAACAATAGATATAACATTCCTGCCGTAATAAATGGGGTTGATGTTAGCTATGGTGGCCCTGACCAAAGCATTTCTGCTGGTTATTACCCGAACAAGTCGCAATTTATGGGTGAGCCAATGGGTAAAGGTGGCGTTAGCTTAATGTACAGAAAATCATTTGATTAAGGATTAATCATGCCGTTGGACAAATCAGGAACAGCCGCATCAGTCGGCAAGAATATTAAAGCCGAAGTTAAAGCTGGTAAGCCTAAAAAACAAGCACTTGCTATTGCCCTTAATACTGAGCGTGAATACGCTAAAGGTGCTCGCAAAGCCAAACTAGAAGAAGCCTACGGTAAGTACATCGAAGAAAAATGAGCCGTAAAGATGACATCCGTGCCGCAGTAGAAAAGCACGATAAGCCCATTCCCAAGACCACAGTAGGTAAGGGTAAGAACTATCTACCTGCCGATCAAGGTGCAGGAATGACGGCTAAAGGTAGGGCAGAATACAATGCCAAGAACGGCAGTCATTTACAAGCCCCACAATCAAGCGGATCAAGGCACGATAGTTTCTGTGCTAGATCACAAAGCTGGAACGGGGAACGAGGAAAAGCGGCTAGAACGAGGTGGCATTGTGGCTAAACAGGGACTTTATTATAATATTCACCAAAAGCAGGAACGGATCAAGCACGGTTCAAAAGAACACATGAACAAGGTTGGTAGCAAAAACGCCCCAACCGCCCAAGATTTTAAAGAATCAGCTAAGACTGCCAAGCCACAAAGCAGAAAAGACATGATTCGTCAAAAGATGAAGGATATGTAATGGAACACATGAACCACAAGTACCCTAAAGAAAACGCTTTACTTAGACCGCATAAAGAATCTACTTACGAAAAGAACCTTAGATTGCGTTTAGAGCGTAGAGCCGCTATTGCCAATAAAGTTAAAGACTTGGATAAAGAAGTCAAATAGTAGTAGAATTAACTTATCTTAATCAACCACTTGGTTAAATATGAAAATTCAAGAAGTTGCTGTAAACAAATTGATTCCTTATGCTAAAAACAGCCGTACACACAGCCCTGAACAAGTAGGGCAGATTGCCGCCAGCATTAAAGAGTTTGGCTTTCGCAATCCTATACTGGTAGACGGGGTAGGCATTATTGCAGGGCATGGTAGATTATTGGCCGCCCAAAAGCTAGGTTTAGATCAAGTACCCACTATTGATTGCTCTGATATGACTGAAAGCCAAAAAAAGGCTTATATCATTGCTGACAACAAGCTGGCTATGAATGCAGGGTGGGACACAGCAATGCTATCGATTGAGATGAAAGACTTAGAAGATGAAGGCTTTGACCTTGCATTACTTGGCTTTGACGATAAAGAGTTAGACGCCCTGCTAAATGTAATTGAGGGTACAGATGGCTTAACTGATGAAGATGCTGTGCCTGATGCACCTGAAGAACCAAAAACCAAGATAGGCGATATATATATTCTTGGAAATCATAGACTTATGTGCGGTGATTCTAGTGATGTAAATTGCTTAGATAAATTATTGCAAGGCAATATTCCTAATGGCATTGTTACAGACCCACCTTATGGAATAGGAATTGATGGACAAAAGAAAAGTATTAGTAATAACCCTAAACATAACAGGAAACATCACGAATTTAGAGGATGGGATTCTGAAAGACCTGATGAGGGTATATTTAATTACATAGTGGCATTAAATGTTCCTACTGTAATTTGGGGTGGCAATTATTTTGCAGATTTACTTCCTGCAACTAGAGGGTGGTTATATTGGAGTAAAGGTCAAGATGGTTTAACAATGTCCGATGGTGAATTAGCTTGGACTACTGAAAATAAACCTTTAAGAAGCAAAACAGTTAATAGAAATGCTTTAAAAGGTAGCGTTCATCCAACACAAAAACCTGTTGATATAATTGATTTTTCTATTGAATATTTAAAAGTTCCACAAAAGGGTTCAGTATTAGACTTATTTGGTGGAAGCGGAACAACTTTAATTTGTTGCGAAAAATCAGATAAAAAAGCCTATTTAATGGAACTTGACCCTAAATACTGCGATGTGATTGTTAAGCGTTGGGAAGATTTTACGGGTAAAAAAGCCGTACTTTCGGAGTTATAAAATGGCCCAAGGAAAACAACATATACCGACAGAAGCCACAAAAGAGCAGGTTAAACGCTTGTCTGCGTTGGGTTGCCCTCATGAGGACATAGCTACAAGGCTAAAAATAAGTGCCGACACCTTAGTTAAGTATTACAAGGATGAATTAGACGAAGGTCGTATTGATGCTAATGCCGCAATTGCTGGCACATTGTTTAGTCAAGCTAAAAAGGGTAATACTGCGGCCGCTATCTTTTGGCTTAAAACGCGGGCTAGATGGAAAGAAACCCAAGTCAACGAGGTTACAGGCACTAATGGTGGGGATTTAAGGATAGCTTGGGCAGATGAGTAGCCCTATAAAGCTAAAATACCGCCCTAGAAGCGTTTTTGAGGACTTTCACGACCGTAAGGAGCGGTGGGCAGTAATTGTGGCACACAGGCGTTGTGGCAAGACCGTAGCGTGTATTAACGATCTAATAGTCAAAGCATTACTAGAAAACAAACAACACGCCCAATACGCCTATATTGCCCCTTTTTATTCCCAAGCCAAGTCAGTAGCTTGGAGATATTTGGAACGCTTTTCAGAGCCAGTCTTATCTAAAGCCAACCAATCCGAACTATGGGTTGAATTGATTAACGGGGCTAGGATTAGGCTATTTGGGGCTGATAACCCTGACGCACTTCGTGGGAATTTTTTGGATGGCGTAGTAATGGACGAAATGGCCGATATGAAACCTAGCGTATGGGGTGAAATAATTCGTCCCTTACTTGCAGACCGCCTCGGTTGGGCTACTTTTATTGGTACTCCTAAAGGCCACAACGCTTTTTATGATATTTACAACGAAGCTACAAAAAAGCCTAATTGGTATGTAAAAGTGCTACGGGCAGACCAAACCATGCTTTTGCCCCAATCAGAATTAGATGATGCCAAAGCAACAATGTCTGATAACCAATACGAGCAAGAGTTTTTATGCTCATTTGAAGCCGCCATCCTTGGGGCGTTCTATGGTCAAGAGATGCGTAGAATCACGGACTTAGAGCGTATTACCACGGTTGATTATGACCCTATGTTTCCCTGCCATACCGCTTGGGATTTGGGTTTCAATGACAGTACAAGCATTTGGTGGTTTCAGGTAGTATACGGTGAGATACGGGTGCTAGATCACCATTCATCTAACGGTCAAGCTATACCCTATTACACGGGATTGTTGGCACAAAAAGAAGATGAGTTTGGGTACAAATATGGCTTTCATTACCTGCCACATGACGCTAGAGCAAAAACACTAGCAAGCGGTGGTAAGAGCATAATCGAACAAATTTCTGCAAAAATTGACATAAAACATCTAAAAATTGTTCCAAATCTGTCATTACAAGACGGAATACAAGCAACACGACTTGCATTAACTCGCTGTTGGTTTGATAATAGATGCGAAGAAGGTATCGAATGTTTACGACAATATCAAAGGGAATGGGATGATGATAAAAAATGTTTTAGGGATCGCCCAAAACACGATTTCACCAGTCATTCTTCAGATGCGTTCCGCTATCTTTCAATTGTATGGAAAGATGAGGACAGTCCTATCCTTAAAGATTCAAGAGTTAAAGGACTTCATGTCGGGCAAACGGATGTAACTTTGAACGAAATGTGGAAAGAAACCCCCAAATCAACTGTTAAAAGGATTTAATCATGTCAGGCGTTAATCAACCATTTGGAACATTCTACGAAACCGTAGCCGCATCACAAACTGCTCAAGTATTAGGCACAACAGGGGCGGCAGGTGATACTTTAATGCGTTTAATTGTTACTGTGGGCACAGCCTTAACTGGAACTGTAGCTTTATTAGACAATGCAACTTCTTACACCATCTGTGCCGCAAGCACTCCAATTGGCGTATATACCATTGAAATCAACGCTGTATCAGTAAACGGTGCTTGGAAGATTACTACTGGTGCTGGTGCAACTGTATTGGCTGTAGGCAACTTTACTTAAGGATTCAAAATGGATCACACATACCAAGATTGGTATAACTGCATTGCCCAGTACGAGCGTACATTCAAGGAATGGGAAGGTAGAGCCGACAAGATTGTTAAACGGTATCGTGATGACCAACGCAGTCGCAACAATCCTAATTCAAGGTTTAATATTCTTTGGTCTAATGTACAGACCATAACTCCTGCTGTATTTGCAAGGTTACCAAGACCTGATGTAAGCCGTAGATTCCGCGATAACGACCCTATTGGTCGTGTAGCTTCTATGATGCTAGAACGGGCATTGGAATACGAGATTGAGCATTACGGTGACTACGCTAGTGCTATGAAGCAGACTGTTCAAGACCGCTTACTAGGTGGTCGTGGTACAGCTTGGGTTCGTTACGAGCCACATATTGTCGGTGAAATGGGCGGTGAAGTTGAAGATATGCCTGATGATGGCTTACAAGTTACCGAAGATATTGATGAAGCTGAAACAGAAGGTGGCATCCACCGTGAAAACCAAGAGCGTATCGAATACGAATGTGCTCCTGTAGATTATGTTCATTGGCGTGACTTTGGCTTAACTGTTGCCCGTACTTGGGAAGAAGTAACAGCAGTATGGCGTAAGGTTTACATGGGTAGACCTGCCCTTGTTGAACGCTTTGGTGAAGAACTTGGCGGCAAGATTCCGCTAGATACTAAGCCTGAAACATCCAAGACTTTTAACGAAAAGATGGGCGAAGGTGCATCTGAAGCCGTTGTTTATGAGATTTGGGATAAAACAACTGGTCAAGTTATTTGGCTAAACAAGTCAATGGGTAAGATTCTTGATACCCGTGATGATCCGTTAAAATTGGAAAACTTTTGGCCTTGCCCCAAGCCAATGTTTTCTACCCTGACAACTGACAGCCTAATCCCTGTACCTGACTTTGTTCTCTACCAAGACCAAGCAAGACAGCTAGACACGCTGGCAGACCGTATTGATGGATTTATCCAAGCACTCAAGGTTCGGGGCGTATACGATGCGGCAGAGCCTAGCCTTGCCCGTTTATTCTCTGAAGGTGAGAACAACGCATTGCTACCAGTTAAAAACTACGGTGCATTTAGCGAAAAAGGTGGCATGGCTGGGGCTATTAACCTAGTAGACATCAAGCCAATTGCTGAAGGTTTGCAGATGGCTTATCAAGCTATGGAGCAAGTCAAGGGTCAAATCTACGAGATCATGGGTATTGCTGATATTCAGCGTGGACAGACAGACCCTAACGAAACTCTTGGTGCTCAGATCATTAAGTCGAACAACGCATCGGGTCGTTTAAAGACTATGCAACACGATGTAGTGAACTTTGCTACAGCCCTATTGCAGATCAAAGCACAGATTATTTGCCAGCATTTTACCGATGACACCATCGTTAAGATCAGCGGTGCAATGCAATTATCCCCACAAGATCAAGCACTTATACCGCAAGCCCTTGCACTCCTGAAGAACGAACCAGCCAAGAACTTCCGTATCGAAGTCACTAGCGATTCAATGATTTATCAGGATGAACAACAAGAAAAGCAAGACCGTGTTGAGTTCCTATCCGCTGTAAGTAGCTTTATGCAAACTGCACTACCAGCCGCCACACAAGCACCTGAACTTACTCCATTGCTTATGGAGATGCTCAAATTTGGTGTAACAGCGTTTAAAGCTGGTAAGGGTATGGAAGGATTGATTGACGAAACAGCTGATAAGTTCCGTCAGCAAGCTAAAGCAATGGAAGGCCAACCTAAGCCACCTAGCCTTGAAATGCAGAAGCTACAGATGCAACAGCAGATGGAACAAGCTAAGATGCAAGCCCAATCTCAGGCTAAACAAGCTGAAATGCAAGCACAGATGCAGATGGAACAGCAAAAAATGCAGATGCAGATGGAACTTGAGAAAGCCAAGCAAGAGTATCAAGCCCAAGAGAACCAGCTTAAATTCCAACTAGAAGAACAGCGTAATATGATGGATCGTGAGATGGAAATGAAGGTTGCTCAGATGAGAATGAATACTGAACGCAATACTCAGGTCTTACTTGCCCACATTAACAACGGGGCTAAGATTGAGGTAGCCCGTATTGGTGCTGATGAATCTACTGGTGAACAGGCTTACTTTACTGAGCAGGATATGGCGGCATCAATGGAACACCCATTAAAACCTATTGCAGACGCTATTGGTCAGAGCAACCAACAGATGACATTAGCTTTATCTGAACTGGTAAATACCATTAACGAAAACCACAATAGACCTAAACAAGTGGTACGGGGACAAGACGGTAAGATAATCGGAGTTCAATAACATGGCTATTACAGTCAAGCATAAGTTTGTAAGTGCCATTCCTG